CGTTTCTTTGCCATCATCCACGACTTGCATCGGTTTTTTCTTACCCGATGAATCGTGTACAATTTGCATTGGTCTTTCTCCAAAGTTATGATTAATTTGCGTAGCGATTGCTACGAAAAACAAATATTAGCTAATATTTGCTACATCTGGCACTGTTGCCAGAATCTCGTCATCGTTCATTACTCTTAATTCAGATTTTCCACATTGGAATCTGTGTCCTGCATACTTACCAAACATAACATTATCGCCTAGTTTACACCACGGCACAGTCATATCTTCTCTTTTGTATGCATCATCACCCATTTGTATTACTTTACCTATGGATGCAATACTACGATGGTCTTCTACAGCTTTACCCGGTAGATATATACCACCTTTAGTTTTGTCTTGAACATCAAGAACTTGAACTAATATCCTGTGACCTACAGCTACAGGATGATTCTTTTCTAATTTTTCTTCTATTAATTTAAATTTAGTTGTCATCGTTTTCAATATATTTTGCTGATTCTTGTAACAAATCTTTTGCTGTTCGTAAACCCTTTAGTTCACCAACAGTAAGATCAAAATTCTCTTTAGGAATTCTGCCTTGTTCAAAAGCATCTTTTATATTGTCGATTTCCTTACTAATCTTGTTTTTGAAATAAGTTATAAATTTAGTAGTATCCACTATTTCTTTTTAACTCTTTTCTTTTTAGCCATACCACCACCACGCATTTTAGCCATGCCTTTTTTAGTAGCCATACCACCTTTTTTCATCATCATCTTACTTTTAACTCTTTTCTTTTTTCCCATCATTGTAAATACTCCTATATGTTTTACGTTTAACTACAGTATCTTGATAATATTCTTTATCCCATTTATCATAATACCCTTTTTTGTGAAGAGTTTTTGATGCCTCTTCCAACTCATTATATGGTTGTATTAAAACCATATAAAAATCATTTTCTGTTTCTAAATTATCTTCTAGAAACTCTACTTCTTCTCCATCATCCTCTGGATGAAAAGCCATTAAGTATACATCATCCATCACAAAAGTATAGTTTAATGCATCAATATAGTATCCAAGTTCACTTGCTTCTATATTAAAATCATCACTAGCAACAACAATAAGTTTTTTATCTTGTTTTTTTATTGTTCTAGCTTCTTTTACAACAGTAGGTAAGAAATCTTTACTTTGTTCTACTTCTACAATCTTAACTTGATTTTTTAATCTAGCTGATTTTGCATAAGGACATACAGCCCAACCACCAAGTTTATCACTTGGTTTTTCTAAAAAATTTTCAGACCAATCTAAAATTTCTTCAGTTATTGTTTTTGGCATCTATAATATCTTGCAAGTCATCTTCATGACAAACAATCCAAAATCCTTTTCTATGTTTTTGACACAAAGCTAACACAGTTGTTTTGTTTTCAGCTTTTGCCATTTCATTAGTTTTATCCCACAAAGAAATAACAGAGTGTTTATTTTTTTCAATCCTTTTAAATTTAATCTCTGGATTCTTTTCTATCTTTTTCTCTTTGCTCACGTTCTATAATTGTTTTTGCTCTTTCAATATCATTTTTTGCATCAATCATTTCTTTTTGATATTCTGCACGAGCAATATCACGTTCTTCGTTAGAACGCAATTTTTCTCTGTCAATTTCCATGTCAGCCAAAGTTTTATCACGATCAAGAGCCAATTTAGAAGCATCAAGTTGTGCTTTAGAAGCCGCTTGTTCTTCTTTAAGTTTAACCTCTTGTGCTTTAAGTTGTGTTCTTGCTGCACCTTCTTCAGCTTTACGCTGATTTTCTTGTGCTCGTAATTGTAAATCTTGTTGTGCTAATTGGAATCGAGGATCTTGAGCTTGTTGTTGTTGCTGTTGTTGTTGAGCCTGCATCTGATTAGCTTGTGCAATTTGTCCAGAAACTTGTGCTTGTGCTTGTGCAACTGCATTTTCAATATCTCTATCCATTGATTCGTATTCATTATCTTTGCCCGGATTAAATCTATCGTATTCTGGTGCATTTGGTAATTCAATATTAGCATTAGCCATAATAGCCATTCTATATTTGTGTGCTTGGTGTTCTTGTATGTGTGCCTGTAATGCTCCAGCTAATGCTTGTTGCATTCTTGGATCTTGTGGAATAACAGCAGGATCACTCATAAACGCTTCATGCACAGAAATATGTGCATCATGATCTTGCCATCCATATGCTTTAACAGGTTTCTGATACATCATAGTATAGTTTTCTGTTGCCGGATCCATTGGCTTACTTCCCATTTCTGGAATTAACATTTCATCTACATTCTCTACATCAAGTGCTTTATATAATCTTCTATACGCTTCTCGTAAGTCATGTATTTGAGGTGCTTGTGTAGCAGCTTGTATTTGTGTTTGTGCCATTAGCACTCTTTGTGCTGTTGAAAAGATGTTAGGATCGGATACAGGGAGTACATCGATTGTTCCATCAAAATCTTGTTTAAAGATTTGACGGCTAACACCTTCAACAGCGTAGGGGTAATCACTTGGGAGGAAATCGTGATTCGTTCTAGCTAGTATCTTAAATTCTTCTCTTTGTGCTTTATGTAATCTTTTATGAATAGAAGACATTACTTTAATGCCTTGTTCTAATAAAGCTATAGTTGTACCTACAGGTGCTTGTGAATTCATATCACCTGTTTGTAAATCTGTAATTGCGGCTAGTCTTCTACCTTCTTGTGTTATTGATCCAAGTAAAGCAGTTAAAACTTGCGATGGTTCTTTAAATGGTAAAGGTACAACAGATTTTCTAATGTCATCGCCATAACCTTCTACATCTCTAAATTCACCAAAACCTACAGGTTGATCTCCATCAACTCTCATTCCACGAGCTTTAAATCCACCCGGCAAGTTTGCAAATTGACCTGCATCAACGAGTGAACGTAAAATTGTTGTAGATGTTTTTTGTAAGTTTCCTAATAGGTGTACATAACCTAAACCATAAAAGTTAAAACCCGGTAAAAATTTGTAATGAACAAAATATTGTAATCTTTTAAATTTAGGATCTTCATCTCTAAAGTTTTGTCGTATAGATAAAACATCATTTGTTTCTTTACAAATAGTTACAATGTATGGACATGCAAATTCTTTTTTACTTTTAGGTAATTCTAAATCAACATGCATTTCTAATAAAGTAAAACGTGCATCTTTTGTATAAGTGTTACTAGGCTTTACTCCTTCTATAGATTGTATCTTTTCATTAATACCAGTCATAGAAGTAGACTCAGAAGATTTATCTTCTTCCATTAATTCTATGTCTCTATAAAAACCACTTACTTGTCTTTTCTTTAACTCATTGCCTTCCATACGAATAACATGAGTGTATCTTCCACTTGTTCTTAAATCAGTTGTATTTGTTGATACAACAAAATCTGTAACAGGAATAAACTTTGCTACAGGTCTTTCTAATTCTGAATCATAATAAACTTTTTTAAAGCAACTACCAACAATAGGTAAGTAGAATAACATTTGATCTAAGTCATCAAAGTATTCTTCCATCTGCTCTGTAACTTGATAATTCATAAAGTCTTTTACACGTTCAGCTTGAGACTCTATGTCTTTTGTTTTCTCGCCTATTATTTGTGTTTTAACAGGGCCGTTAGATGGAAATAATTCTTTTAAGGCTTGAGCATGAAATTGAACAGCCGCTTCAATCATTAATGGATGATGTGCAGAACATGCACCGGGAAAAGGATTTTCTATTTCTTCTAGTTTTAAACCTAGAAGATCCATTCCTTTCTTAATTGTATCTTCCCAATCACCACGACTCTGTAAGTCTGATTCATAAGCAGATACAAGATCAGATGCTATCTCATCCAAATCCTCATCATCAATGTCTTCAGCTAAGTTTTCTGATTGTTGAACTTCCTCTATAGGATCTTCACCTATAACTATTTCAACTTCTTCTACAGAAACTTGATCAACTGGTTCATTTATTTGTCTTGCCATTTAAAATGTCCTTTTAGTATACACCTTTAAATTTAACTTTTTTAGTTTGCACTGGATATTGTCCACGAGACACAGAGCCTCCTTTTTTATATCCTTTTACCATACCACCTTTAGCAGCTTTCTTTGGGCCTTTTGGTTGCATAATATCTCTACCAATTTTAAAAAGCATCATTTCTGATTTTGATTTTTTCTTTTTTGGTTTGTCTACTGGGCCACCTTTAGCCATAAAACCCATTTTGTTACGAACTTCAGTAGGTAACTTTTTTAGTCCTTTATTAGTTGGTTTTTTTAACATTAGTTTATTCCTCCCTTAAAATATTTTTTTGCAATAGATTTTGCATTTTGTTTTGATTTGTAATGTGCAGAACCACTTTTAGGTGCAATAACCATGCCACCAGATTTTTTTGCCATGCTAGGATTTATTTCTACAACATTATATTTTCCCGGTGATGTTTCAATTAATTTATGTCTTTTTCTCATTTCTACTATAGTTTTGCCAGCAGCACCTTTACCTTCTTTATCTAGATATTCTTTAATTCTCTGATTTGTCTCTTTAGTTCCTATGTAATCTTGTGTGTAGTCTTCTGGGTTTAGTTTCTTTTTTGGTTTTTTTTTAATTTTTTTTGCCATTATACCATTCCTCCCATAATATCACTTAATTCCTTTGCACGATTGGGAGTCTGTTTTGCCCAACGTGAGTCCAGCATCTCAATTTTTGCCACCGAATATTTGGGTGGTGTTTCTTTTAATGCTTTCCACATATTCTTAAATTTTGATACACCTGTAGGGCCTAATTGAAATACCATTTCTATAATAACACCTTTAGCTGTCTATTCCTT